ATACGCTTGCTGGTATTAAGAAATATGCCGAGCTTGCACACTTAAAAGTTGTGAATGTTACGCAGCGCAAACCTGATAGCTATGGGCTTTTACATTTTAATAGCGTGGAACGCTTGCGTGGGGCAAAAGAATATGACCATAATACACTTGGCTATATAGTGGAGTTCGCAAAGTGAAGCATATTTTTATTGATCTCGGAGCGTATGATGGCGACTCTATTCATTATTTTTTGAATAAGGCCGAGAACCTACCAGTTCCAGCTAGCAAGTTTAAGATTTATGCTTTTGAGCCAAACCCTAAGTTTTTCCTGGAGCTTAATAAGCTTATGGATATCACTCCGCAGATTATGAGAATAAGTAATCAGGCTGCTTGGATAGAAGATGGCTCAAAGGAGTTTGCAGTAGACCAGGCCGATGACCCGATGGGATCTACTCTAATGCGTGGCAAGGCAGAGATATGGGCTAAGAGCAAGGTACAGACTATGCAGACGTTTGATTTTACAGAATGGGTACAAAAGTTTGCTGATGATTATGTAATAGTAAAAATGGACATAGAGGGCGCAGAGTTTCCTATCCTAAATAAAATGCTTAAAGATGGCACTATGGGAATGATAAATCAGCTGTGGTGCGAGTTTCACCCGAATAAAGTACGCGAATATACTACTACCGATAAGATAAACTTAATGGCAGCGATCCGCGCAGCTGGCGTAGAATTAACGGAGTGGCACTAATGCTTAAGATACTTGCTGTAACCGATAAGGCTAATACGGCAATAGATAGGCTAGCTACTGGCGTGGCTGAATATATGAATGGTTACGAGTACCGAGTTATATCAGTCCACCCGAAGCGCCCTAGCCAAGAAAACCTAGCTGAGTTTGTACGCTTGGCTTCACAGGCAGACATTATTGATTACCATTATTTCAGAACAGCTGAAATGTTGCGCTCGTATCTACCAGAGCTAAAGGACAAGCCCAGCATATTACGGCACTTTAACCCCTATTCTATAGAGGGCGATTGGAGTGGATACGATTATATAGTGGCGTGTAATAAGAGTATTGAGAGCGACCTGAAGCGTGGCTATAAGAATGTTCTGTATCACCCTATTACGCGTAACCCTAAAAACTATACCTTTAGAGAAGAGGCTACAAGCCATGATGTAGTGCTAATGGTAGCGAACCGTATTGAAGCCAAGAAGGGCATATTAGAAGTGGCTCAGGCTTGCCAGGAGCTGAATGTAAGCTTTCACCTAGTCGGCAATATATCTGACCCTGCCTACTTTGCTCAGGTGGCCGCTTGCCGTACAACTACATTCTCGCAAGATATATCTGATGAGGCGCTTGCAAAGGCATATACAGAAGCCACGCTGCACGTATGCAACTCGCAAGACAACTTCGAGAGCGGTACTATGCCCATATTAGAAGCGATGTTCTCGGGTGTACCAGTGCTTACTCGTAATGTCGGACACGTACCTGATTTATTTAATGGTGAGAATCTTGTATTAAACCCTAATGATAAAGAAGATGTCGAGGCGCTATCGAAGCTTATTCATAAAACCTTGAGTGATAAGAAAGGTTTGCACGATATGGCTCAGAAAGCCTGGCAGACCGTTAAAAGCTATACTGACCAGCGCAGGGCTTGGCTCTACAAAAAGCTTTATAGGCAAATACAATCTGCCGAAACACCTGTCAGCGTAATTGTGCCAACGGCTAGCGATCCGCGCACCCTACTCTCTTGCTTGGTAGCTATAGAGAATCAGACTTATAAGAATATAGAAATAGTAGTAGCTGATGATGGGGATGAGCCAGAGATAGCCAAACTTGTAGATGAGTTTAGAGCTATGACTGCCAAGCCTGTAGTATATCTGAATAGTTTTAAAGATGATTATGGACTCGCGCGCGCTCGTAATTTAGGAATCATAGAAGCTACTGGGGATATTATCGTGTTCGATGACCAGCGCCAGGTTATGCACCCCGAAGCTGTAGAAGAGTTTGTGAAGCATTCAGCACCTAAGCAATGGCTGTATGGCAATAAGGGCGGGAAGAAAGACTTTGTGGAGAACTTTAGTTGTATCTACCGTTCGGAGATTATACAGATGGGTATGTTCTCGGAGCGTTGTACCCTATATGGATCGCTTAGTCAGGAAGTCCGAGCAAGAAGCCGAGCGCAAGGCTTCACACATACCTATATTGAAAGCGCAAAGGCTGACGCAACTAAGAAGTCTAGCAATAAATATACCAAGCGCCAAGAGATTATTGAGTCAAAAGATATGCTTTATAAAATGGGGTTATAACATGAGCAAGCTACGAGTATTCGGCATATTAAATCACTTAGGTAATAACTATGAGCAGCTAAAGCTCGCTGAGAATTATGACGTTGAGTTTACTTATTTGAAGAACAACGTACGGCGCTGGGGCAGAAACTCGCATAGAGAGCAGCCAGATCATCTGAATTGGGTAAGCTATTATGAGCCAGGTAAGTATGATGTGGCTATTCTATCAGTAGACCAGCAGTGCGTAGACCCTCAAATTGGCAAAGGACACCTGTACCGACAGCTTAATGAGGTGATACAAGACATACCTAAAGTGGTTATAAATCACGGAACGCCGATGTGGGATGAGAAATACACCGAGGATATTGTAATAAATGGCGGAGATATCATCGACAGCAAGGGCAAGCCACGCCATATAGATGGCATGAAGCAGCTGGTGGGCGATAATTTTATGGTGGTGAATAGCTACGAAAGCGCGAATCGCTGGGGCTGGGGCTATCCGCTTATACATGGAATGACGCAAAATGAGTGGCTAGACCTGCCAAAAGAGCCATTAGTAGTGCTGCCGCTCTCCCCTGCTGGGCTGGATAAGTATTATAATCGCCAGCTTATCTCGCATATCAAAGAGGGCTTGGCGGATCGCGTAGGCTTAGAGGTGCTGCATACTAACGTAAATTACCCCGTAGTAGATTGGCAGGATTATAAAGAGACTATCGGGCGGGCGCTGATTACTATATTCCCCTTCAAAGATTCGCCTATGCCCAGAAGCCGCACCGAAGCTATGCTCTCAGGCTCGTGCGTACTCTCGAGCCGCTATCATAACGCTGATGAGTTCATTACAACTGGCAAAAATGGCTTTATTATGCCAGATAACCCTTTGAGCTATATAGAAGCTATCGACCAGCTTGTAAATCATAACTTCCGAGAAGCAGAACTTATCGGGCAAATGGGTAAGAAAACCGCGCTGCAATACTTTACTGAGGAGCGTTACCAGGCTGATTTATATGAAATATTGACTAAGGTAGCTGCAGGAGAGCGACCTGAATGGAGCGGTAAAAAGATATGGAGTCAGGCATGAGATCAGTTGCAGCGTTTACCTTCGAGCAGTTTCACAATAAAAAGAACATTGGCTCTACAAAGATACGCATTAAAAACCTTATGAAGTACTGGCCTGAAATGCACCTATATAAATATGGCGAGAAGCCTGATGCTATGATATTTCAGAAAGTATACCGCTCGGGCGAGACATTCCGCTCGTCTGCCTATACCTTGCCTGGAGAAATGGGCGTGCCAAGCATTTTGGATATTTGCGATGCTGACTGGCTCGGGCAAGGCTCTATCACAAAGGCTTGCTTTATTACCGAAACGGCTCGTATGGTAGACGCAGTGGTAACAAGCACCGAAGCCCTCGCGGAGTTCATTCGGCAGCTCACCGATAAGCCAGTAATATGTATTCCAGACCGCTTTGTAATTGATGAGTTCCCTACGATCAAGCACCATACTACGCCGCTCAAAAAAGCCGTATGGTTTGGCTACTCGCATAATGCTGAGCTACTTCGTTATGCCATACCAGCAATTGAAAGGCACAAGCTCGACTTCACGATTATAAGTAATGACGATCCACGCTTGCCGTTTGAATATAACTTCAAGCTTTGGAATAACGCCAGCGCCTATGACATTATTCAGCAGCATGACATCGCTATATTGCCTAAAGGCACTCGCCCACAGGATAGATTTAAGAGCAATAACCGACCAGTCCAAAGTATTCTCTGCGGTGTGCCAGTAGCTACGACTGCTGATGAGGTAGAACGCTACGAAACCGCTGCAGAGCGCAATAAATCAGTGCTACCATTGTGGCAGTTATACCGCAAAGAGTATGATGTTCGTAAAAGCGTAGAGGAATATAAAGACCTAATTGGGAGTATATTACAAAACAATGAGTAGAAATGTCAATAGATACAGCGGAGTAGGGGAGTGCTAGCTCTACCTATAAAATGCAAAATAGGGCGACCCATGAGCAGTAGGGGAGTGGTCTAATGGCTAATCAATATACGAATAGAGCACAGTATAAAAATAAGAAAATCTACATCGAAGCCGATGGGTATCAGCAAGTGCCTTTTAGTAATGAGTATTATGTTAATATCGCTGGTGATGTTACGAGTATTTATAAGTATCCGAACAAATTATCACAAGCCACCGATCCGAAAGGTTATAAAAAAGTAATGATTCGCAAAAACGGCAAGCAATTTTTTGCACTGGTACATAGATTAGTTGCGATAACATTTTTAGGTGAACCAGAAAATAAAGAGGTAGACCATCTCGATGGTGACAAAGCTAATAATAAACTAGAGAATCTTGAGTGGGTAACATCTAAAGAAAATGAAAATAGAAAAATGATAAGGCTTGGCATAAGTCAAAAGGGCGAGAATAATTTTGCAGCAAAACTGAAGCAAGAAGATGTCAACAAAATAAGAATGCTATGGAGTATTGGCGGACACACGCAATTACAAATAAGTAAAATGTTTAGAGTTAGCCAATCACACATTCATAGTATTTGCAGAGGTAAGTCATGGAGTTAAAAACTCTTTTATTAAAAGATTTAAAACCTTGGCCTGAAAATCCGAGAACGATTACTAAAGAAGAGTTCGAGGGTTTGAAGCAATCTCTAACCACTTTTGGGCAACAAGAGAATCTGATCGTGAATAAAGACATGACTATTATCTCAGGACACCAACGCTACCAGGCTATGACCGCGCTAGGATGGGAAGAAGCTGTCTGCAACTTAGTAGACTTAGACAAGCACCAAGAGAAGAAGCTCAACGTTATTATGAACAGCACAGCCATAAGCGGTAAGTATGATGACTTAAAGCTGGCCGAGATACTAGAGGAGCTGAAGCTAGACGAGGACTATGAAGCATTACGACTGAACGTACTAGAGCCGCTCGACCTATCTCTTGATGGTATAGAAGAGGATGAGCCGCCCGATCTAAGCCAAGACCCGCCTGATAGTAAGCTTGGAGATATATATGTTCTAGGTAGCCACCGACTCATGTGTGGCTCAGCTACGAATGAGGATGATATCAATAGGCTGTTTGTGGATCAGAAAATTGACCTATATCTGACAGACCCTCCGTATAACGTAGATTACACTGGCAAGACAAAGGACGCCCTAAAGATAGATAACGACCAAATGGATGACGGAGAGTTCCTGGCTTTTCTAGCTGATGCCTACAGGCGAGCTGATGAGCATATGAAATCTGGCGCAGCTTTTTACATATTCCACGCTGACTCAGAGGGGTATAACTTCAGAGCTGCCGTAAAAGAAGTTAACTGGATGATGAAACAGTGCCTAATATGGGTAAAGCAAACTATGGTTATGGGGAGACAAGACTACCAGTGGAAGCATGAGCCTATACTGTACGGCTGGAAGTCTGGTAGCAGTCACAGCTGGTTTGCCGATCGTAAGCAAACCACAGTACTCAACTTTGATAGACCGAGTCGAAGCTCCGAGCATCCTACTATGAAGCCTATAGAGATACTTGCTTATCTAATCCAAAACAGCAGCAAAGCAGGTGATGTGGTATATGACGGCTTTAGCGGCTCTGGCTCTACCCTTATCGCCTGTGAGCAATTAGATAGAGTATGCTATGCCGTTGAGCTAGACCCACGCTATTGCGATGTTATACGTAAGCGCTATGCAAAGTTTATAGGCGAAGAGGATAATTGGCAGGAAATAACAGGAGCAGTCAATGGGTAGACCAACCGTAATGACCGAGCAAGTACTGGAAGCATTACGCCAGGCGTTCTTAATTGGCGCTACTAACCTGGAAGCAGCACACTATGCTGGCATAACTGAAAAAACATTATATAACTATATCGACAAGCACCCAGAGTATTTACAGCAAATAGAGGCATGGAAATCTGAGCCTATCTTGAAGGCCAAGCAGACGATTATAAAGAATATGCACGATACTAAGAACGCCCAGTGGTACTTAGAGCGTAAGGCAAAAGATTTTAAGCAAAAGGTAGAGGTAGAGGGCGGAGAAAACCCGATTCGCGTACTACTGCAAGCCTATGGTATAGACCCAGTGAAGATTAGCGAGGGAGAGATAGATGACGGACAAAATGATGGTGCTATTTCAGAAGCACCTACTAGCGAAGCATAATCTAGTCCTCTACCCTTACCAGCTTATTCTGGCTCGTAAGATATTCTCCGCACTTATTACTAACTTACAGCTAACCATTCACGCTACTGAAGAGGATATTAAGAAGCTCAAGCCGATAGAGATACATGCAGAGTTCTCGCGGCAGTCGGGTAAGACTACAGCAGTTGTACATACCATTGAGTTTATTATGCTTTTCTTCACCGAAGCTTTCTCTCGCCCGATCAATATAGCCATATTCGCACCACAGGCTGAACAGGCTAAGACTGATTTCGATAGGCTTAAGCTGGCATTACGTAAGACAGAAGCCGACCTACAAACCTATGAGGGCGCTGACGCTGAACGTTATGCTAAAGAGGAGAGTAATGCTAAGACGCTTGTATTACCCAATGGCACAAGCTGTTATATCTTCCCCGTAAGTAAAACCAGCAAGCCCGAGAGTAAAACGCTGCACCTGATTATCTTTGAAGAAAGCCAGGATTTGCCCGATCAGATAGTCAAAGAGCAGATACTCCCTATGCGCGCCAGCACGAACGCACCTGTTATCTGGATTGGCACTGCTGGTACTCGTATATGCAACTTCTACCGCTTAGGGCAAGGAGCGAATGCAAATAAGCTCTATTTCGATAAGATAGCCGAGCAAAGGCGCACCGTCTATGAAACTACAGGCGATCCGCTTCATTTAATTTATGAGCAAACTATTAAGGGTGAGATAGATAAGTACGGCTTAGAGAGCGATGAGATACAGCGCCCTTACTTTGGCAAGTGGCTGATTGGTACAGGGCAATTCACTACAGCAGAAGAGCTAGACGCCTTAATGAGCGATAGAGGGCGTACACACCACGAGAAGAAGCACGAATGCTATGCAGGTATAGATACCGCCAAGCACCCTGATAGTACGATTGTAACTATTATCCGCTGGAACGCTGAACTAAATACAAAAGAGCTTATCAACTGGCTAGAGTTACGAGGAGAGAACTATAAAGACCAATTCGATATCATTACAGATTTCTTAAGCCGCTATAACGTCAGGGCTTTGGCAATAGATAGCACAGGCCAGGGCGACTTCATGCCCGATATGTTTGAGCGTGAGACAAACTTCATGGACGAGAACAACGGCCTGTATCGCATGAAGTTTTCAGCTGTAAGCAAAGACATTATGTATAAGAACTTGAAGGTGAGCATTCAGCAGTTATTGACTACGTTGCCAAAGAACAGTACAAAGGAGTCAGAGAAGTTTCGGCAGCAAATGTTGGATCTCCAGCAAGAGTACCGAGGACAACTCTTATCAGTACATCACCCAGATGACCCGAACGCGCACGATGATTATGCGGACAGTTGGGCGCTCGCTGAGTACGCTTATGCCAAAGAACAAGAACGGAGTATAGCCAACCTCACAGTTGTCGAAACAAGCCATGTGGAAAAATCTCATAAATCTGATTTCTTCAACGAACAGTGGGAGTAGTGATACTCCGCTATTGCAGCCAGTAGCAGAAAAGACCGTTTACTCGGCTGGCGGATATACCTCAAGCAACAATATTACTGGCGATCCTACCGATTATTCTAAATACTACAAAGGCTGGGTCTATGCGAACTTAAACGCATTGGCTTCTTCTGTTTCTAAGATGGAACTCAAGCTTTACAAAGTACGAATAATAAATGGCGAGCAAGAGTATATTGAAATCGAAAGCCATGAGGCACTTGACCGCCTAGACCGCCTGAACGCTTTTACGAGCTTTACTGACGCTGTATATAGCACACAAACATTCAAGGATATGGCGGGCGACTGCTTCTGGTACATAGATGACGCAAAGCAAAACATCTATATCTTAGAGCCAAACAAAGTAAAAGTATTATTCGATTACATCGGTGGCGGTGGCGTAAAGATAACAGGCTATCGCTACACGACAATCGTAGACGGCAAGGAGCGCGTTGAAACGT